GGCGGCATGAATGATGTGCCTTCTAAGTACAAAGGTTTTTCAAACCTGCCAGAAGGTGTGCAGCAAAAGATAGATCCCAAGCTTGCAAAGAAATATAAGACTGGCGGTATGAGCAAGGCTGTAATGAAGGCCCGTGGCGGAACTTTTAAAGGAACATTCTAATGGCACCTAAAGCTCCTAAAACACCGAAGAAGAAAAAAAACAAGAACATAAAAAAGACATCCGCTGCTGATGTTGTAGCAATGGTAGCGCCGCATCTTCAGGATATAATAAATTATGGGGCACACGGGACTGCAATACTTGGAGCCGGAGCTTTAGGTTATGTTCCGTACAAGCTTAGAAAAATAGATAAAGAGTCCAAGAGTAAGGGTAAAAAACAAGGCGGGGCTGTACTAAAAGCCCGTGGCGGAACATTTAAAGGAACATTTTAATGGCATTACCTCCACAGATGGTTGCACCTGCAATGGGTCCCGGCGGACCGGGGATGACCGCAGAAGAACAGATGACCGAGGTCGAAGTACCTGTAAGCCAGAATGATATGCTGCCTCCGGGTGTTGAGCTTATTGGTTCGGATGAAATGGTTGAGGTCGAGGCGGAAGAGTACGATCACAATGCTAACTTGGCTGAAGTTCTTGACGACTCTGTGCTTGGTTCTTTGTCTTCGGACCTTAGTTCAAAGATTGATGAAGATAAGTCTTCTCGTGAGGAGTGGGAAGAAACTATATCGAAGGGCTTGACGCTGCTTGGTATTAACTATGAAGAGCGTTCCGAACCTTTCCTTGGTTCGTCTGGTGTAACGCATCCGTTGTTGAGTGAGGCTGTCACGCAGTTTCAGGCACAGGCTTACAAAGAGATGCTGCCTCCGGGTGGTCCGGTAAAGACGCAGATCTTGGGTATGCAGACTAAGGAAGTTGAAGATCAGGCCCAGCGTGTTAAGGACTTTATGAACTACCAGATTACGGAGGTAATGGAGGAGTTTGATCAGGACACTGATCAGATGTTATTTTACCTTCCGATCACTGGTTCTACATTTAAGAAGGTTTACTTTGATCCTACCCGTCAAAGGGCAGTATCCAAGTTTGTACCGGCAGAGGATTTGATTGTTCCATACTCTGCTTCTGATTTGCGTACAGCGGAGCGTTATACTCACGTTGTTCGTATGACCGAAAACGACGTTAGAAAATTACAGGTAGGAGGTGTGTACCGAGATGTTGACTTATCTCCAGCAGAAGATGACGAGTCTGACTCAACAATTCGTGGAAAGGCTGACGAGCTTCAGGGATTGCGCCCGGGATACAGTGACGAGCTTTATACTATACATGAAGTCCATGTGGACCTTGACCTTGAGGGATTTGAGGACATGGACGAGGAAGGTGAAGCTACGGGTATCAAGCTGCCGTATATCGTCACTATGGACGGTGATTCGGGAAAAATTCTTGCGGTAGTACGAAACTATCGTGAGCAAGACCCAATGCGCCGCAAGCGTGATTACTTTGTTCACTTTAAATTCTTGCCCGGTTTTGGTTTCTACGGGTTTGGTTTACTGCATATGATTGGAGGATTATCTCGTGCTGCCACATCTATTCTCCGTCAGCTTATTGATGCGGGTACGCTCTCGAATTTACCGGGAGGTTTCAAGGCCCGTGGTGTTCGTGTACGAAACGACGATGAGCCTATTAACCCGGGTGAGTTCCGCGATATCGATGTTCCCGGCGGTGATGTTCGCAATTCTATTATCCCACTCCCGTACAAGGAGCCTTCTGCAACGCTGGCTCAATTACTCGGGGTGGTCGTTGATTCAGGTAGACGCTTTGCACAAGTTGCAGACACAAAGGTCGCGGATGTAAACTCACAGGCTCCTGTGGGAACAACAGTAGCTCTGATTGAACAGGGCTCGAAGATTATCTCAAGCATTCATAAGCGCCTGCATTACGCACAAAAAGCAGAGTTCCGTATGCTGGCTGAAATATTCGCCAACAATCCTATGCCATATCCGTATATGATTGGGGCAAACGTAAATCCGCAGATTATGGCACAGGACTTCGACGGGCGTGTGGACATCCTCCCAGTCTCAGACCCGTCGATTTTTTCTATGGCCCAGCGTCTGTCTCTTGCACAGACACAGTTGCAATTAGCACAGGCCGCGCCGCAGATGCATAATTTGTATGAAGCCTACCGCCGTATGTACGATGCGTTGGATGTAAAGAACATCGACTCTATCTTACCGGCACCACAGCCACCGGCACCGAAAGATCCAGCTACAGAGAACGCTGGCTTTATGAAGGGTATGCCTACGCAAGCATTTAAAGAGCAGGATCATCGCGCTCATATTCGTGTGCATGCTTCCTTCTTGCAGTCTGCGGCGCTGAGAACTAATCCGCAGGCAGAACTCTTGTTGCAGGCCCATATACAGGAGCATGTTTCATTGTTCGCTAGGGATATCGTTGAAGAAGTCTTTAAGCAGGCCGTACAAAAGTCTCAAATGGCTGGTGAGCCTATCCCGCAGATACCGCCAGAAATGGTAGAGGCTGCGGTGGCACAGCAGATTGCTGACACGTTAGATCAACTTGCGCCACTGTTAGAGTCAGGTGGAGCTAAAGATCCTTTGGTTGAAATACGTCAGAAAGAGCTAGAGAACGATCAGGTAGAGATCCAGCGTAAGATGCAGAACGACATGATGGACTTCCAGATTGATCAGGCCAAGTTACAGCAAGCAGCAGATCTAGCTATGGAGCGCATGAGAGCGCAGCAAGGTATTGCCGATGATCGTAACGATGTGAACATCTATCGTATTAATACTCAAGCCGCCTTGAAGAGAGGTCAATAATGTTACAAAGCTTAATAGGACCGGCGACCGAGTTAATTGGTAAGTTTGTCGAGGACAAAGACCAGAAGAACAAGTTGGCGCATGAGATTGCCACTATGGCGGAGCGTCATGCACAGGAACTTGCTAAAGGTCAATTGGCTATCAATGCTGAAGAAGCCAAGTCCCGAAATCTGTTTGTGGCGGGTTGGCGACCGAGCGTGGGCTGGTGCTGTAGCTTGGCGCTGTTCGCTCACTTTTTGGTCTTCCCGACTATGGATGTGGTGACTGCATACATGGGTGTTGAGGCAGTAGCGTATCCATCTTTTGATATGGACAGCTTAATGACTGTCTTGTTGGGTATGCTTGGTTTGGGGGGAATGCGTAGCTTCGAGAAGGCAAAGGGGTTAACCAAATGAGCTTTTTACGGAGACTATTAGACATGCTGTTTCTGAATAATCATGTGGGTGACATGGCGCAGCATAGGGTACACACGACTAAGTACGAAGATTTATGTAAGTAATGTCTGTCGAGACTTTTCTCAAGTGGAAGATCCTGCCGCGATTTATGATGTTAGCTAGTACGATAATGTCTTGGCGCTGCGCTGAATGGTTTATGGATTTACCAGATCCAACTTCGCAGCAATCAGCCTTTGTTTCAGTGGTAGTTGGTGCCATGACTGGCGTTTTTGGAATCTGGATGGGCCATGAGCACAAATAAGCCTAGCCCGTGTGTAGGTATTTGTGTCTTAGACGAAGAACGTGTAAGATGTATTGGTTGTGGACGTACAATCGACGAGATAATAAGTTGGGGTAAGAAATGCCAAGACCAAGATTAAATCAGTTTGCAGAAGATCTTGGTATTAGCCGGGGTTCCGCGAAGAAACTTATGGCTAAAGCCCGTGGTCGTAAAGATGGCGGCTCCAATGTTCTGGATAGCTACTCACCAAAGTTAAAAAAACGCATGCAGCGTTTTGAAGATGCAGAACGTATATTTCAAGAAGACACAAAGATTGGAACTAAGATGGAAAAACCTAAGTCAACGCCCAAGTCAAAGCGCAAAATGTTTGACGAGTATTATGAAAAGAACGGCACAACTCATCCAAAGGATCCACGTTCTAAAAAAGATCATCCTATGAACCGTGAAGGCTCTCCCCTAAAGACGGAGACAAAGGATATCGTTGAAGCCAAAGACGGCAAGTACGTCCGTGGTATGGGTAAGGCATCCATGTGTTCCCCTAGAGAAGTAAAGGTTAAGTAGCTATGGCTATGGACTACTCTGACGAAGATTTTGATCAGGATCAACAGCAGGATATAGCCGCTGCCGCTGCTCAAGCCGCTGGCATAAATATGGACAGCTACGACTTTGGGGGTTTTGACTCGGGTGGCTCTGACTATTCCGGCGTAACCAATAAAGCCGCTGCTACTGGCATTTTAAATTCGTATTTTAACGATCCAACCAAAACAGGGATGGCTATTAGACAGAGCTTTCCTAACTTTCGCAGTCCGCAATCTGGTCTTAATCAGTTCGCTAACTTATATACTTCTCGCAGAGGACCTATGAGTAGGTCCGACTTTAATTCTTTATACGATATAACAAGGTCAAATCCGGGTGGTATTAATACTCTTGGGTATGACACAACAAAAACCTTG